TGAGTCTATATAACGGCAACAGAAATTTATATTTCCACGTCAATACCACGATCAACGATTTAAGCAAAAAGGCAGAGCGGGAAGACATCAAGGAAGTGCCTTGGCTGCACGTAGATATTGATCCCCGGGCAGGAGAAAACTTAGAGGACGAAAAGACTCGCTGTTACGGATTATTAACAACAAAGCTGCCCGAAGGCGTACCGCCTCCCAGCGTGATAATTTTTTCCGGCGGTGGCTACCAAGCATTCTGGAAGCTGAAAGAGCCAATTGTCATCAATGGTGACATTACTCTGGCAGAAGGGGCGAAGCAATATAACCAGCAGCTGGAGGTGCTGTTCGGGGCTGATAATTGCCACAACATTGATAGGATTATGCGGTTGCCCGGGAGCGTAAACATCCCTGATGCACGCAAGCTGAAAAAAGGTAGGACGGCAACAGTCGCTGAGTTGATAGAGTTCAATGACTCTACTTACCCATTGACGCAATTCTCTCCTGCCACAACGGTACAAATCCCAGAAGAGAAGGGATTTAACTCTGGTAGTTCAACCCCTCTTGTTCAAATCAGCGGCAACATAGAGCGGATGTCGGATGTTGCTGAACTTGATAAATGGTCTGTGCCGGATCGAGTGAAGGTTATTATTGTTCAGGGTAATCACCCCGATGAGCCGAAAACTGGCGACAATTCCCGTTCCAACTGGCTTTTTGATGCGCTATGCAACCTTGTCCGTTGCAATGTACCGGACGACGTTATCTATTCAATTATCACTGACCCAGATTTTGCCATAAGTGAATCGGTCATAGATAAAGGAGTAAACGCAGAGAAGTATGCCAAGCGGCAGATAGAAAGGGCAAAAGAGGAGGCCATAAACCCATGGTTCAGGAAGCTGAACGAGAAGCACGCTGTTGTCAGGAACATCGGAGGAAAATGCCGGATTATTGAGGAGGTTTGGGACGAGTCTTTATCGAGAACACGCCTGACCCGCCAGTCTTTTGATGACTTTAGAAACTTCTACTGCAACATAGACATAATCATAGGGACAGGCGTAAATGGACAACCTCAAACAAAACCCCTCGGGCAATTTTGGCTCAAGCATCCCCAGAGAAGGCAGTTTGATACAATCGTCTTCGCCCCAGGAAAGGAAGTGCCGGGAGCGTATAACCTTTGGAAGGGGTTCGCTTGCCAGTCACGCCCTGGGGACTGCTCGTTGTTCCTTACTCACCTTCAGAAGAACGTCTGCAGCGATAATGAGGAGCACTTTCAGTATCTCCTCAACTGGATGGCGCGGGCAATACAGCAGCCCGCTACGGCTGGAGAGACTGCTATCGTCTTGCGTGGTGGTAGAGGCACTGGGAAAAGTTTTTTCGCAAAACACTTCGGACACCTTTTCGGACGGCATTTCCTCCACATCAGCAACCCCTCGCACCTTGTGGGTAACTTCAACTCCCACTTGCGGGACGTCATTGTTCTTTTCGCTGATGAAGCGTTCTACGCTGGGGACAAAAAGCACTCCTCAATCTTAAAAACCCTTATCACAGAGGAAACGATAACTATCGAGGCAAAAGGCGTTGACGCTGAAGCTGCCCGCAACTACGTCCACTTGATTATGGCCTCGAACGATTCTCACGTGATCCCTGCCGGCGGTGATGAGCGGCGGTTTTTTGTCCTTGATGTTGGTGAGCGGAATAAACAAGACACAAAGTATTTTGCCAAGATAGAGAATCAGCTGAAGGCTGGCGGGTATGAAGCCTTGCTACACTTATTGCTCAGCAGGGACATCTCTGAGTTTCAGGTGCGGACTGTTCCCACTACCAACGCCCTCCACGAACAGAAACTTCTCTCCCTGAGCACAGAGGAGGAATGGTGGTACCAGCGGTTGACCGAAGGTGCGCAGATCACCAACGGTGAAGGCTGGCAACCGATGGTGTTGAAACATGACGTGATAGATGATTATGTGGAGTACACAAAGCGGTTCAACATTACCCGGCGCGGCTGCGCTACCTCCTTGGGGAAATTCTTGGGGAAACTTCACCCCTCCCTCAAGAGCGAACAGCGGATTGCTACGTGGGATGAATATGCTGACGGTGGCTATTCCGTGAAGAAGACTGGCCGTCGGTATTTTTGGATCCTCCCCTCATTAGCCCAGGCGCGGGAGGAGTGGGAAAAAATTTACGGGAAGGAAGATTGGCTTGAACCTATCGTTCAAACTTCCCTGCCTTTTAAACAAGAACAGCACTTTTAGAAAGTTGTTGCCTTTTGTTTAGAAGTGTAGTAAAGCCTCAATAAGAAAAGGAGAAGCAAGTGAAACACCTTATCGCCGCTTTTTTACCAATAGCTGGGATGCTTTATGCAATTTGGTTTTATGCCAATTTACCTATTTTGTACGAAAGCTACTCCACAAAGCGTTGCGTAGAAGTTTTTGACCCTTCTGGCCACAGTAGCTGTGCTTTCCCACCAAAACGATATATTCATAAATGGAGATACTGATGAACACCATAATCCTCTGCTGCATGCTTTTGAATCCGGCTAACAATCCCGCGACGCAGCCAGTTGGCACTTACTTCCTTGAGCAATCTTTGAACAAAGTTGTGGTTGTTGATGGGAGACAAATTAAGACAATATCTTTGCAAAGTCTCCGTTATGGTTCAAATCTTGGTAAAACCAAAGTTTTGAAGGGGAAGTAACATGGAAGTCAGTGGTGTTTATTTCAGCATTCCTACTTTAGGAGCCCTGTTTTTATTATTTGGGTTATTGCTGGCGGATCTTTGTTATATGCTGAGTAACAATTCAAGATTTACTCCGTTGGCTTGGTTGTACATTGTTCTCCTGTGGCCGATATTACTACCGATTGGTGTTTTGAGTGCTGCGAGAAACGTAATCTTAAAAAGGAAATAGAAATGGATAAATACCTGAAGTCCGTGAAAGAATTTCACGATGCGTTTGGAGTAGAAACTCCAAAAACTCCCGACTTTCCATATACTTCTAAATGGGTGCTTGACTATTTTGCTGAAGTTGCCAAGGCTATAAATTTGATCGCTACAGAATTACATGGTTGTGCAAAAGAGAATAAGCGCAACATCCTTCTTTTGCGGTTGCAATTGATTCAGGAAGAACTTGGTGAATTGGCTGAGGCTTTCAACGAAGAAAGCCTTCTTGGTGCCCTAGATGCCTTGGTTGACCTCCAATACGTGATATCTGGCACCGTTTTGACTTTAGGGTTGCAAGATGTATTTGACGCAGCCTTTGACGAGGTGCATCGCTCGAACATGTCAAAATTAGAAAACGGCAAGCCGCTTACCGACGAAGCTGGACGCATCAAGAAGGGAAAAGATTACTTTAAACCTAACCTCCAGCAATTTCTATCCGACCATGACTAGAATCAATTGCGTTCCTGTAGAAGAACTTTGCCGGCAGCATCTAATTGCGGAATATCGGGAATTGCCCAGGGTATTTGGTATGGCGGCCAATGCTGAACGATGGAATCGTATAAAGTCCTTACCGGAAAAATATGTTCTGGGCGAAGGTCATATTAAATTTTTTTACAACAAGCTAGAATATTGCGCTGAGCGGCACAGACAGTTGGTAAAAGAAATGTTTCGCCGGAATTACAAACCAGTTATTATAGACCCCGACATACCTTGGAGAAAAAGTATACCTTCTTTCCTCTGGGGAAATTGGGAACCAACTGAAAACGCAATAAAAATTAACCGTGAACGCATAAAAGAAAGGATGCCTAGTAATGTTTGATGTTGAAAAAATTTCTATACATGCCTTACTGATAAATCTGAATAAGGCAGACACTCAATGAGTTTCAGACCATGCCTATAACAGTCACAGGCGGCAAATACGCATCGGCTACGTTGATCACGGCCACTTTGAAGGGCGAGGTAAAGTAAATGCCCACTTGGACATCTGGCACGAGCACTTTGACGTTGACAGAGACACAAGCGTCACCGTGCACTCTCGACGCTGTGGTTTCGGCTGTAGGAAACACCGCAAAAGCCCAACGTCTTGGAAACGGCACTTATCTGTTTCAAGACATGACAATTGTGGGAGGTAGTGGGTGGATTAGGTTTGCCCCCGACACAAAGACGATTTTGCGTCAGGTTGTTTTTACCCGTGCTGGCGCTACGGGTGGTGTGATACACGCGGAGCGATCAATCGTTCGTTATGAAGGCACTTTCGACAGCGGCGATACAGCAAACGCTTTAGCGGGGTACGGATTTACAGCAATTCGGGATCGAGCTGGAGTAAATCCACGCTTAATCCTGAACACAACAGGGCGTTATGATTTTTTCTCAGGACCATTTGGTGCAACTGCTGGTTCGGTCTATAACATCACAGGACTAGACATTGAAAGTATTGGATCAATTACTACGACCGCAGCCGTAGCTGCCTCAAACAAGGTTGTTTCAAGTACGGGCAGCGTGGTTTCCAATTTGCGTTTGTTGTCACGCTCTTCACCAGCAATTATGGAACTTCTTTTATATAGAGGCACATTTACTAACTTGTGGCTTGAAAATACCAGCATAGGGACCAATGCCGACACGGGACAAACTATAACGCTAGACACACCGACGTACGATTTTTTAGGAACACCATCTAGTTTATCTTTTAATTTTAACCAAATATCTACAACTGTAAACGTAATTGACCCATTGTTCAGAGATGGCTCTTGGAATGGTAATTATAGAGGTTACGCAACAGGATGGAGAAACAATTCTAGCTGTGTGGTTAATGTTTTATTTACAGACACTTATACTTTTTTGGAAGGGTCTGTAGGGCGTGTTCTAAGGTTGCGTCATACTAGAAATGACGCAACCTTTATTAATAATACAGCAAACGGCTCTGGTGTTGTATCAAAAGTGCAGCTTTTAACCAGTACAAAAAATGGTACAGGATTTTCAACGGGTACACAAGGTCCCTCTGCCACTTATACGTGGTCAGCACGTGCGCGAGCCTACGGTTTCAAAGTCCCGGGTTCAGATGATTTAATTTCTGTTAAATCGTTTTCGGCCTCAGCAAGCACACCAGTGCAAGTGCTGGCCGTTGCTGGATTAACGCTAACAGAATCACAGGCGGCGGCTCTGACTGGGATTACCATGGTTGCGTCTGGCGCGGCAGCAGGCACGGCAACTGTGAGCGTTACCAGAACGACTGTGGAGCTTTGGCAGTATTACCGGCAATGGATTTCCACGTTTGCAAATTTTGGCAGCAGCGACACTTGGGCGTTTTCTGCTAATGAGTTGACAATTGGCGGTTGGTCGCTGGCGGCAAACTTTTCTGGTGGGCAGTCCTACATTTACACCGCTGGCATTTTGTCGGGAACAACGGCAGCACCAAATTTTGAATCGGGTACATTAACGCTGAACGTGGCTGGAACGTACAGCCGATCGTTTAATAATGTGAGCCTAGTATTCAATCAGGCTGGCACCTATGATCTTCGCAGCGCAACGGTCAGCGGCACCCTGACGCTGATTAATACCAGCGGCGGCGCAGTTACGGCACAGCTTCAACCCAGTGTAACCTTTGTTAATACCGGTCCCAACATAACTGTAAATATTGCCGTCAGTGCAACTTTAACCATTGATAACATTGTCTCGGGATCACGGGCACTCATTCGCCGCACCGATACCCAGGCCGTTTTAGTTAATCAAACCGTTGCAGGGACATCTTTGATTTATAGCTATAATTATACCGCTAATATCCCCGTAGAGGTTGTAATCCGTAAAGCAACAGGTTCGCCGTTTTATCAAGAATGGCGCACAACAGCCACATTAACGGCCAGCAGCGTCGCAATCACAGCCAACCAGCAATTGGATCAATAAGGGTTTATCATGGCTATTCAAGACGATTTTCAAATTTCCACCACAGGGGACATTCGCCGTCAGGCTGGGGCTAGCACCGTTGTTTATACGGTTGGTGATTTACATGCGTGGCTTCAGGATTTGGCGGATGATGCCTCTGCCACGGGTAACGATTTGGTGGATATTCTCGCCCCCAACCCATCCAAACTGGATGGGCCACGGGATGCGGCGGTGGCCTCAAGACTTAACCTTTTGTCATCTGGTAGTGTCATTTTTAACCTAGATGATACAGCAGCCCAATTCATCAATTTTGGATCTATCAAACAGCAATCTGCGGCGGTGCAGTATTCTGGCCTGAAAACCATTGGGGGGATTGTCGCGGCATCCCCTGTGTACGTGGTGCAAAACGGATCAAAACTGACAAAATTCTGGGCGGATGGTCACATTCAGATTTTGGTAAAGGTGCGTACAGGTGGCACCCTGATCGACTCAGGAAACGTGACTGCCTTTTCTCGCAAATGGGCACAAACCTATTCTCATTTCGACGTAAACCTTGCGGCGGGTGGTGAAAGCAATGCGGCTTTGTCAACGTCCCTTGATTCTAACATTGTGCTTTCTGAGGCCAGCGCGGCGGCTTTGTCCAGCAAGGTCACGGTCACGTTTGGGGATACAAACCAAGACCTTGGCAACGGCAATGGGTCAAAGCTGTATAAGGGCACTATCACACTGTCAAGCAGCTGTACCTTGCAAGAAGCGTATCAATACATGCAATACCTAACCAGAGAAAGCAGTGCAGCCACGCTTAACAGCATTCCCGGGTGGCGGTATCGCGTCCTAAACTCTGCCTATACGGAAATCCCCTCGGCTCCCTTTGGTACGTTTGCAGGGGGAACATTTTTTGTGGCCCAAGGGTGGTGGTTAACAGGGGTGTTGCCAGGAGAAAGCACAAAATACCAATTGATTGCCCATGATGGCACAACCCAAGTCCCGCCCACCTTAATTGGGATCACTGTAGGGAATCTTGTGGTCGGCGACCGCGTTTTGGCGGCAAGAGAAAATGGCAGCGGCGGTATTCTAAAAGACGAATACACCCCTGTCGCAGCCAGCTCAGGGGCAACGTCTTTACAGGTTGTGGAGAGCATCAAGACGGACACCCCAACCTCAGGTGTGATACGCATCAAAAACCTGCGCTACACTTATAGCAGTTTTAATGCGGGCACCAAAACCTTTTCAGGCCTTTCCCCTGCCCTGGTCAGCAACATTGTGACGGCGGATGATGTGTTTGTCCCCTTTATTGATAAGGTTGCGGCCAGTGCCTCTGAAAGCCAGTCTTTCATTTACAGTGCCAACTTTACGGCCAGTGTGGACGTGCGCAATGGCAGTGGGGTTTCCCCTATCATCCCTTTCAATACGCTTTTGTCCGTGACCTCTGCCGGAGCCAGTGTCAATGCGTCCAGAAACAGCGACGTCTAATGTATGGCTTACTATGTCACGCCGTTCACGTTTGATTTTGTTACGTCAAAAATTGATATTGACGTTGGCTTTGTGGACATTGATTGCATTGTTCTTTATGACGCCATAAAAGAGGCGCAAGCGAGTCAGGAGGGAATTCTCTATGAAAGAATCGGATCAGGTTCCGGACTTAATGTGCTCGGACCAGGGGTGCAAGTCGGCCTCACCGTCGAACTATTGGGGTCTTGGCAACTTCGTTTCCCTGCAGGAAACTACATCGCCCGTGTTGCCGGAGGAAACCTCATCGGAGGACCCTCAGGAGATCCCATCGCCTACACCGCCGGAGTCCAAACCCTCCTAATCCAATCAGCGGCCTCTACAGTGGTTACAGAGGGGGGCAGTGTTCCCACCGCCGAACAAAACGCAGCTGCAACTTGGGAATATAGTTTAGAAAATACAATATCGGCAGCGAAAATTGTAAGGGCAATAGGAAGGACACAGGTGGCCAAAATAAGTGCTTCTGCGCAGAATGTAACTATAAGGGATTTGGCGGATACAAAAAATGCCATACAAGCACAGGTTGACGATAACGGCCAAAGACTCCACGTTGTGGTGGATTGGGATTAGGAATGTGGGCTTTAAAATTTTGGTCAAATAAATTTTGGTCAAGCAAATTCTGGCGAAAAAACCTTAGCGTTGTCGTCGAAGAAGAGAAGAAATTAAGGATTGTAACACCTTTAAAAGAGATAAGACAGTTACTTTCTATTCAACCAAACAAACAAGTGAGCATTCCTGGTCAAAATTCAGTTACTTCTCTGGAAATAACACAAGCGGTTGCCACACCCATTGCTTTGAGCAGGATAACAACCCAAGATAAAGGTGAAGGGGTAGTTACTCCCCTACAAACTCAAAACAGTATTTCTTTAAATACTCAAGTAGCGGCAACAAAAACCGTAGAATCAGAAAACACCGTAAATGTGGAATATACTGATTTTCAAGCCAGAGTAATTGGAGAAACTCATCAGGTAAATGTAAAATCCGCATCAAACCAAATTTCAGGGGAATCAGATGGCTGATAACTTAGCATGGTCTCCTAAAGACCCAAATGAGGTTTTGGACTACACAATAAATTGGGTTAACCGCTTAGGAACAGACACAATCTCAACTTCTGTTTTTACAGTTGACAGTAATTTGACCGTTGGTTCAACTTCAAATACCAGCACCACAACTACTGTCTGGTTGTCTGGGGGTACAGAAGGGGCTACCGGAAACATCTTAAATCGTGTAACAACAACTAATGGTAGAACAATGGACGAGACTGTTCTTCTGCCAATAAGGAGTAAATAAAATGGCAGTGCGATTCGGCATCTACAGGAAGAAGGGTTTAAGCGGCACCCCCATAAAGGACAGACTGCGTCAGTTGCCGGCCAGAATATTAAACAAAATGCAGCTGACCTATGATGTTCCTAGAGGGCTTGCTGCTGCTTATTCATTGCGCAAGATTGTCAAAACATATACAGGTAGTGCAATCCGTGTTCGTCGATCATCCGACAATTTAGAGTTGGACATTGGTTTTTCCGGAGAACGTCTAAACACTACTGCTCTTTTGGCTCATGTTGGTGCCAATAATGGCTTTATTGTTACTATTTATGACCAAACTGGCAATTTACGGCATTTGTCTCAAGCTGTTGCTGCAGCGCAGCCGCAGATTGTTGCTGCTGGTGCTGTTATCGTCAGAAATCTTCTGCCGGCCATATTGTTCGACGGTGTTGATGACGTCATGACGGCCACAATTCCGTCCTTAAATGCGCACACCATTAACATTGTTACTACCCCCCTAAACAGCGGGACGGATCTTGGGATCCTCAATTATTCTACGAACACTATTCATCAATCAATAACTGTTGATGCAGGCACTACGACGAAGTCATATTTCGGTGGATCCGGTAACTTTGTCAGCACTGCTTCTGCCGTCGGTACGCAAAACATCATCACCCGTATTTGGAACGGCATAGCAGATATTAACAGGGCTGACCTTTACCGCAATGGACAAGGAGAAAACACCCGTACCGGCACCCCGGCCACCACTTCTGCGGCCACAACCCTTAACCTGGGGAGGGCAGTTGCCTTTGGACAACAACATTTCCAAGGATTGAGCATCTACACTACACCATTGACAGAAGTCCAGCGGAAAAACCTGCACAGAAACCAAGCCAATTATTACAAGATTAAAGTATTTCCGTAAATTGATACGGACATTAACTTATTTTTAAAGATTATTCTTTAAAAACTCTTTTCAGAAAAGGAGTTATTTATGAATACATCGTTCAGTTACTACAAAGGATGGGCAAAACTTACTGCCAAGATTTTGTTCACCTTTATCTGCGTCGGCATCTTGATGGCAATGCTCACTGCCTTCATTTTTGCCGTCAAGAAATACACCCTCCCAGTTTTGCTCACCAGCCTTCCTCCTGAGCAACAGCAGGAGGCGAGAAATGAATTGCCTCCACCCCTCCCCTTCCCCAAAGCCTCAAATGTCGCAGAGCATGCGATTTTCGGGGATTTTAAAGGGGAATGCTTTCGCTACGTCGAACAGGCGGCGACCATTTTACCACCTACTGCCCAGGGGGAGCCGGGGCGGGAGGAAATTCTCGCTGCCTTAATCGCGAAGGAGAGCAGCGGGGATCCGATGAAGGTCTCCCGAACAGGCGCAAAAGGCTGCGGCCAGATAGTAATACGGCATCATCCGGAAATGGCTGAAAAGGCGTTCAACCCCAAAGAGAACGTCCACTACGCGGCAAAATTCCTTTCTCAACTGGTGCAGAAATATGGCACCTACTGGTCAGCGCTGCCTCACTATAACGGTTGTGTTGCCAGCAATAATTGCAGCCAATACAGAAATGACGTTTTAAGGCTTGCCAGGAACAATGGAAGGCAGTAAACTTTAAAAACTTGTTGCCTTTTATTTTTGGCTGAAGTAAGAAGTTTTCAGAAAAGGAGTTTAATCATGAATCTCTACAACAAAACCGGAAAAACCACTGCCTATTGTTGGGCTACTGGCCTCGTTGAGTTTACCGATGGAGAATGCCCAGAGGGAGCGCTCGTTATCTCTCGGGGGACGGGCAAGAAGTGGCGAGAAGCAATCGAGGCACAGCTACGGCTGGGCTTCAGCAATGACTTTTACCTTGTGCCGGGTGTTCCTGAAGCAAATCTCGAGGGCACTGATCCCATAGAAGCGTTGCTTGCTTTTATTCGTCGGCTGCAGTTGATGGACTTCAGAAGGATGAACACTAAGTCTATAAAAGCAGTTGTGGGGGAAGTAGCGTCATGACATACGGTGAAGCACTTACATTTGATGCAAGAACAGCTGCTATAGCCTATTCAGCTGGGTGGGAAATTGAAGATTTAGAAGGCCGTCAAATTTATGAAATACACAGGCGCGGTACTTTTTATTTTGGTAAAATTTGGCGTGGTCATCTTACTACTCCTGATGAATACGAAAAGTTAACTGGTTTGTTTTCAATTCCTTTCAGGCAAATGAAATTTTTTAATTCAAAACGCATGGATGGTGTTGAATTTAAGCACATTGCCAAACATTTGCTTGAAAACGGCCAACTCTTTGATGTGGCATTGGCAGATGGTCAGTTTTATCTTGTAAAAAAGGAAGAGTCATGAAAAAAGTTATCTTTGAAACAAAAGGTGCCCTCGACCTGCGCGCCTTTGATACGTTTGGAATCAACTCCAAGCCAAATTCAACAAACCCTTTTGGCTATTTTGGGACTGGCCTTAAATATGCCGTTGCTGTTTTGTTACGGGAAGGTTGCAAGGTAACTCTCCTGACCGACAAGAAGCAGTACCGCTTTTTTGCCGGCGAGATGGTTTTCAGGGATAAAAAGTTTGAGCAGTGCTTTTATGAGCGCAAGGAGCCTTGGGGCATCCGTTACGTTTCCCGTGGTAAAATACAGCTGCCCTTTACCCTTGAACTGGGGAAAAACTGGAAGCTGTGGCAAGCCTATCGTGAATTGTTCAGCAACACCCTCGACGAGGGAGGGACTGCATACGTCAGCGAAGATTCTCCTGAGTCAGCCAAGGACAAAACCTACTGGGTTGTTGAAGGAGATAACTTTGCTGAAGAGCATGAGCGGCGGTTTACCCATACTTTCCTCCCAGAAGGCCATTCCTCTGGGCAAGATTATGGTGTTCAGATATTGCCCAGGGAGAGCGACGCGATTTACTACCGGGGAGTGCGGGTGTATCAGCTTGAGAAGAAGGCAAGATGCACCTACAACATCTTCTCAAAGTTGGAGTTGACAGAAGATAGGACGGCAAAAGACTTCTGGCAGGTATTGACGGCCATAAAGTCAGCGCTGTTGACTACTGATGATGAATCCATTCTGGAGCGTGCCCTTAATGTTGAAGGTAAAGAATACCTTGAAAGCAGCTTCGACTTCAGCAACCACTGGTTGCGGCCATCTGCCAGCTTCGTCTATATCAGTGGAATCAGCTCAAACTACAGCGCTCGCAAGTATTCCCTTACCTTCGATAGCGACTGGATAAACGCCCAGCAAGGATTGCACTATACTCTGCGCATGGCTCACGCTTTGCAAGAGGACGATTTTGATGCATTCCATGACCTCGTTAGAGACAACAAAGAAGATTTTATCAACCTACTCTTGAGGATAAAATCTGCGGATTGGCACCCCGATGCTGAAAACATTACAATAGAAAAGGAAGAAACCAATGTGTCATTTGTGTCATTTTAAAGACGTTTATGACGTCAAAACCCTCCACATGAAAATTGAGCGTTTGGAACGGGAGAAAGATGTTGAGCGAACAGAGAAGGAACAAGCCCGGCGGATACTTAGCTTGCTGCTCCAGACTATCTGGGCAAATCCCTCTTACGTTAACACAACTCAAATTTATAAGGATGCCCAAGATTATTTGAGTCCTCCCATTAAGAAAAGCGGCCATGCTAATGAAGACTTTGGAGTGAAGTTATGACCGTTTCAGCTTATAAAATTTTATGGCCCTCTGTGCTGAGGGACGTACTTCTGCCAGAGGTAGCTGCGGCAGTGGGTTCGAGTCCAGCGGCGGCCACCGCCGAAGGAGAAAAGTCATGACAACCGATAAGGTTCTATACGCTTCGGATGAAGCGGCACAGTTGGTGACAGTTACAGGCTGGCGCAGTCGCACAGGGCGTTTTTATGGAAGTGACGAGCATCTCGCGAGGTGGGACGGATGCACACACCAAATATGTGAGTGTGGTGCTGAAATGCCTAGAGGCTTCACCAAGTGCAGCGCCTGCATAGAAAAGGACAGACTGGCTAAGTATGAAGCCATGCCTTTTCAAGAATGGGATGGCACAACACCGTTAACGTTTTTTGACGATGATGATTACTTTTTTGACCAAGAGGAGGTTGAACAATATTGCGAAGATAATGACCTTCAACTTTCTGATCTAAGGCTTGTGATTTGTGTGCCACAGTTTGCCGAAGAGATCGACCCTAATGAATATCTGGCCGATATCCTCCCTCAAGAGTTGTATCTTAGCGACATTGACCCAAAACTTGAAAAGGCATTTGAGACATTAAACAAGGTTATACGAGAGCGCAAAAAACCTATAAGCTGGACGATGGGCAAATTCAGAACGACTTTACAGTCCCCTATCTCAACCCCGGCCACCGACGAAGGATAACCATGACCAAAAACCTAACTCCACCTATAGGACTGAATGTTGTTTCTGAGTGTTTATACACAAAAGAGAAAAACCAAGCCAACGCATTTCTTGATGCCGTTGAAGAAGGACGGGTAGATTTTTATGCTGCTTCTAAAGAAACACTACAGAAAATCATGCAAGCTGAACTTTTAACAGGAAGGTTAATTCAATTATGACGACAATTGCTTTTAAAGACGGAATCTTAGCGGCTGACTCCCGGGCGATGTGCAACCACTGGGTGGCGCATGATAGCGCAATGAAGATATTCGAAGAAACGCACCCTGTGCACGGCAGGATGCTTTTCGCTATCGCTGGGGACTACGTCGAAGGCCGGCATGCTGTTCAGGCGATTTTCGCAAGGAAGAAGTACGTCCCTCAGCACAGCGAGACAGGCTTTACCGTCCTGGGCGTAACTCCCCAGGGGCAGCTGCGGCAGTGGGTTGTCGGGGAAACCCATACCGACGGGGAAGCTGTGCTCGCACCCTTCTATGCCATCGGCAGCGGACGAGTACCGGCAATGGCCGCTATGCACGCTGGTGCTACCGCCATTGAAGCAGTAGAAATTGCCAAGAAACTTGACCCAAGTACTGGTGGCGAAGTCCGTGGCTACGCGATAACGAAAACTTTCATGCCCCTCAAGAAAGATGTATTTTAGTGAAAGTTGTTTCCCTGTTCGACGGCACATGAACACCCCCCGGCTCCCAGAATATGATTATTCCTAGATACTCAAAAATTTACGGAGGTTTTATGATCAGTAAAAGCCAAGAGCATGACCTGAAGAGAGGTCGCCTTACTGCCCAGGAGAAGGAGATCCTGGCGATCTACGATTCCTGGGCAGACATCGAAGGCAGCAGGTTCCAAGGCGGGACGGATTCCTTTTCTTTGACGGCAATGCAGACCAACACTTCAGCAGACTATGTTCGACGTCTGCTGAAGAAGCGGGTGAACATCTTGCTTAGGGGAAGTAAGTAGGCGCATCAAGCTGCAGAATTTCTTTGGACCTCTCCAGCTTGCCCTGTTCGGGCTGAAAGACGTCGTTAAGAGTCAAATCCGGTTGCGACAGTAAATAGGTAGCAGAAATTGTCGCGTTCAAAACCGTCACCGGGTACAACTCACCCCGCTTTAAAGCCAGCACTGCAGCCCTCGCAGAGGCGTAGAGAGGGCTTTCCGGTTTTTTCGGAGCTTCCCCTTGGGCAGCCTCCCAAAACCATCCTCCTGCCTTCCCTCCAAACTCTGAGGAGGGGTAGGCGTATGCTAAACGGTATGTGCTCATTTTGGTGCTCCATAGAATTTGTGGTGAAACTGTTGAATAACTTCATCAAGTCTTTTTTCAAGTGCCTGCACCTCCTTTTGCGTGGCAAAAGCGTTTAACGCTTTGTCGGCAGTAGTGTGTGGCTGGCACTTTGTTGAGTCTTCCTCAGTATTTTTATTGGTGAAAAATGCTTCATATATCAAACAACCCATGCTTCTATGCGGATTAACGTATTCAATCTCATCTGGATCTAAAAGCATTAATTTAGTTAAAGACTTTTTGGCAACCCCACAAAACTTAAATCGCTCTTCTGCTAGAATAAAATTGCGGACTCCTGTGCCAATCCGAACACTCTTCTTGTTTTTTGGGTCTTTTGATTGATGGACTTCCAAATAAACACCTATTGGGTTATTGGAATAATCAACACTAACAACAAGTTGAAAACTGGTTGCATTTAGTACTAGATCTTTTTCTTTTTCTCTCTTCACTATTGAATTCAAAACTCTCCTGTATGTTCTTGTGCCTTTATTTTCTTGAAAATGTAGAGCAATATGGTGCGATAATTTTTTTGCGGGGTTTTTATAGTTTTCTAGAAAATCACTATTTCCTATACTTTGATTTAAAAAATAAGAAATTGAGTCGTCTTTAGGGTCATTTAACATAAAAGGTCTTCCTTGTTTTAGGGGTTAAAGGTCTTCTTCATTACTTATTGGTCGCTGCTACGCAATGGCTTTCCTGGTGCTGTTGCTATGCAGCGGACTTCCAGTTGGTAGTTACCCTTCCCAACTGACACAAACCTGCGTAACAACTCCTCCTTCTCCATTGTTAACATTGCGTCTCTTACTTCCATGCATTGATTTTTATATCCGTATTTTTCTATACCCATTGTGTAAACTGGGCTTCCTGTACTCATATTTATTACCATAAAAATAAGCGTGAACGTCGGCATGTATTGGTCCTCCTATGGGTTTTCTTGGGTTAGGTCTTCTTGGTTGCTCAGGGAGGAGGATTCCTCCCTGAGCTAAAGGTCTTCTTCGTTCTCAACCGAACAACAACACTGATCCGAAGATCAATATCAGCAACAACACAACGATGCCGAACACTGAGCCCAGAAAGCCCTTATCGTTCACTGAATCGTTAAGGTCTTTGATGTCGTCCTGAACATCTCGCTTTTTCTTTCTGCTCATGGTCTTCTTCCTTTTCTCTGTTTGATGCGGGATTGCACCATGCTGCCCTCTTCCTAGGGAGGGCAGGGTGTTGCAATAAGTCTTCTTGGTTTTATTATAATTTTCCAATATATATTGCGGTGCCAACACCATAATCATTATCCATAAGAGATACCCAATTCAGAGCGCTCTTTTTTGTTTTAAAGACTCGTTTACCAGCTGTTAATACTGTAGGAACTTGATAAACGGCAAATTTGGCTCCTGTTTCAGCGGAAATACTTTCAAAAGATACTTTCATTTCAACGTCTTTTGTTAGCCTTGCAATAAATTTATTTTTCATGATGTTTGTTCCTTTTCTAATCGCCCAGGGATTATTCCCTAAGCGATAAGGTAACTCTAGTTGAGCCGTATAAAAAAGGCAACAAGAAAATTATTCTTTTCTCAACTTTTTTATGTTGCCTTTTTTATTTTATCTCTCTATACTATACCCCCTCCCTCCATTGTCTTACTTTTTCTGCTTATTTTATAAAAATACGGAGAAAATGTTCCGTCAATTATTTTTCGTCGCGGGTCAATTTTCTTGTTGCCTTTTTTATTTGATAGGTTATACTCTAGTTATCGGTTAAGGGAATAAACCCTGGGCTGCTTTTAGAAAAGGAATTTACTTATGGAAATTAACTACTCCTATCAGCTTATTAACCAAATAGCAGATACCCTCAGTGCTTCGGTTGGTTGCTCTGATAACTCTAAAGAATTAGAAAAACTTGATAAACTAGAGCAAATTGCTAATGGTTGGATGGTATCCAGCGCAGAAAGGGCTGCCTACATCAATATGCTTGATGCTGCTCGCTCTGCCATCTCCGATATCTCGGGGTTGGTAAATGAATTAAATCAAAGGGAATTTAATAATTAACCTTAACTTTTAATTAAACCCAACTGTAGAAAAGGAATTTATTTATGGCAATGCCAAGAATTAAAAATAATCTAGGATACTCGCAAGAGGAATTGCTATACTTTTATAAGGAAGATAGGAGGATTTTAATTAAATATAATTGTATGTATATGTTACAATTTAACCTAAAAGCCCAGAAATTCTATTTTGCCTTTTCGCAAAAGGCTGATCCCTTTAAAAACTACACGCGCAGAGGAAGGCATGAGTTTATTACCCTAGCTCAATGGTTAGCCCTTAAACCTTATTAAATTTTTGTAAAATATATACCCGGGAGTTCTATTTATTACTATTTCTGCGGGGTTTTAGAAAAATGCCCAGGAAGAAGGCAGCTTGTTCCCTCGACTTAACTCGACTCGACTCGACTTGCGTGTTCCTTATGGGGGTCATGTAACGTGTTGTCTTATTTGAGGTTATTTGTGATCCCTCGACTCACTCGACTCGCTCGAGGGGTTTTGTTGCCTCGGGTTTTGCTCTATTACTCTCTCTCTTCTTTTTTTATTAAGTAAGTCGAGTGAGTCGAGTTGATGTCGAGTTTGGTGTTGTATTTGCAGGGTTTTTAGTCGAGGGATTCTATACAAAAGGCAACCGCAAGTCGAGGGATCTGCCTCGCAAGTCGAGGGATCGTGTCGCAAGTCGAGGGATCTGCCTCGCAAGTCGAGGGATCTGCCTCGCAAGTCGAGTTGAATTGCTCTTTTTTGGGGTCTAAGTCGAGTTGAAGGTCGTTTTGTTGCCTTTTTTAAACACATTAACCACTTCCTCCCTGGGCTAACCCCCAGGGTTTTTTATTTTAGCTAAAACTTAGCTCTTAACCGCTCAAAGCAATCAACTCTCGCGCATAATAGCAAATAAAAAATAAACTGACCTTTAAATTTAAACGGAATTATCCGATAATTGACAACTAACCTTATATAAAAGGCAACACTAATACCCTAAAGTTAGTTATATAAAAGTAAACTTAATTAGCTTTAATATAGGTTAGTGGTTAAAGGGTAGTTAATAAGGGTTAATATAAAAGTTAACTTATATAAAAGTAAACTAAGCGTTGTGGTTAAGGGGTAGTTATACTATAAAAGGGTTGTATTATATAATAGTGTTAATATATAATAGGTTATATAGTAGTATATAGTTATTATAGGTTAATATATTAGTTAACTTATATATAGGTTAAAGGATACCCGTTTAATATATATTGTTAATATAATTAAGTTAATTATTTATTGTTATTAAGGGGCTATTTTAAATTAACTTTTATATAACCTCCGGTGGCCGCCCCCTCCCCTCTCTCGGCGCGGCGGGCGGACTTCTCATGCCCGTCTCCACCACATAATAAAAAATATAAAAGGCAACACGTTAAGCAAAAAAAGGCAACTAAAACCCCCTTGCCAATCTAAAACTTTTGAGTTATCAAGACAAAAATAGAGGTAAACAATGGACGAAGAGCAACCGAAAAGACTGATCCGCGCTCCGAGAAAGACGTCTTCGACGACTGGAGGGGCAGGGGTGAGAGTGGTCGATCAGTCAAATTGGCGTACTAGGATGAGAGAAAATCGCATCAAATTTGACGACAATTTGAAGGAAGAGTTTCTCCAAGAAATAGCGAAAAACTGTAGGATTACTCACGCTTGTCAAAAAATAGGGATTACTCCCTTCACGTATAGGCAGCACTTGGAAAAGGATCCTGATTTTGCAGAAGCATTTGAGGATGCGAAGCGTACCTATCGGGATAGGCTCCACGAGCATGCTGAAAATCTCATGTTTGAGGGGGTAAACCGTCCCGTGATAGGTGGGAGGAACAAAGATGAAGTTGTTGCTACCTACAAGGAATATCCGATTCCATTAATCATGATGGAATTGAAGAAAGTTGATCCTGAGTACAAAGACCGTCAAGAAGTTAACATGAAAAGCCTTAACGGGGTGGTGGTTGTTCCTGCCGACATGTCAGCAGACGATTGGGTGAAAGAGCAGGAAGCAAAAAACAGCCAGCGGACACGTCCTGATGAAAATGACCCCCTCAAGTGAGGAGCAGCAAGAGTACGATGAGCGGTACAAAAAGGCTCTTCTAGACGAGACTCGTGTTCCTGTACAAAAGACGGCTGACGGGAGGATAATTCAGTGGCAAGCCCAGGAGGGAAGCCAGTGGGATTTTATCAAGACGACGATCTTTGAGGTTTTGTTTCATGGGACTCGTGGCCCAGGGAAGACGGATTCCCTTCTCTGGGCATTTGGGTCAAGGGTAGGGAAAGGCTATGGGGCTGCGTGGCGGGGAATTATTTTTCGGCAATCATATCCTCAGCTGGCGGACGTTCAGGCGAAAAGTGAGAAATGGTTCAGGCTGACCTTTGGGGATTCGGCGAAGTTCAACCGTTCAAAAATGATGTGGGAATGGGACACTGGAGAGGCGTTGTTTTTCCGGCACATGAACAGTCCTTCGGATTACTGGAACTACCACGGCCACGAGTATCCCTTCATCGGCTGGGAAGAGTTGACGAACTGGGCTACGGATGAGTGCTTCAAGAGCATGTTCTCCTGCTGCCGTTCCTCTACCCCGGGCATTCCTAGGATGGTCAGGGCAACGACAAACCCCTATGGCCCAGGGCATAACTGGGTGAAGGATCGTTACAGGCTCTACAAAGACTGGTGGAACACGCAGATCATTGCTGACGGGAAGGATGAATCAGGGCGGTTAGAGCCAATGCGGTGCGCTATTCATGGCCACATCAAAGAGAACAAAATTCTGCTGAGGGCGGATCCGAACTACTGCCAAACGATTATCGCCTCGGCAAGTAATGCAGCAATGGCAAAAGCGTGGCTGAGTGGCAGCTGGGACATTGTTGCCGGCGGTATGTTTGGGGACTTGTGGGATAAGCGGATTCACGTTGTTGAGCCGTTTGAGATTCCTCTTGGGTGGAAGATTGACCGCAGCTTCGACTGGGGCAGCAGCAAGCCTTTCTCTGTTGGGTGGTGGGCTGAGTCGGACGGCTCTGATTACAAGGATGCCAATGGTCAATGGCGGTCAACGGTTAGAGGAGACCTGTTCCGGATCCATGAATGGTACGGCTATACGGGCAAGCCAAACCAAGGTTTGCAGATGATAGCAGTGGACATTGCGAAGGGGATTATCGCCCGGGAGAGGGAGTGGGGGATTTCTGAACGGGTGAAGGCTGGACCAGCGGACTCGGCGATCTTCAATGCCGAAAATGGCAACTGCATTGCGACGGATATGTCAAAGAAGATCAAACTTGGCAACGGCGAGGTGGTCAGGGGCGTCAATTGGTTACCAGCCGACAAACGCCCGGGCAGTAGGAAGACCGGGTGGGAGCAGATCCGGAAATGCTTAAAGGCGGCCAAGGCACCAGCAGTTGGGCCAAGGGAACACCCTGGGCTATTCGTGTTCAATACTTGTGAGCAATTCTTGAGAACATTCCCTGTTTTGCCCAGGGACGAAGATGACATGGACGATGTTGACAGTAAGGCAGAA